CATGAAAATGCAATACGGAGTCGTGGACGGCCGACGAAAAAAGTCCGCAATAAATATATTGGAGATCAAGATGAATTATTGTAAAGATGATGAGATTAGATTTCAAGATCGACTCACTGCATTTTGTATATTTGCTGTATTGATGGCTGCAATCTGGGCATCAATAGGCAGTTGGAAAAAAGAGAGAACAGTAAATGAGATCGTGGAGTTTGATGTAGAAAGTATTGCGGTTGAAGATCCAGTACCTTTACCAGAGATAGAAACTCGGGAAGCATTATTACCTGAGATTCTACCTCCGCTCTATGAACCACCATTACCACCACTACAAGGAGAAGTATAATGAATGAATTAACCAAAGAAGAGTTTAAAAAGTATGCTGACAAAGGCGTACATTTATTTGGTGCCTACACGATTAGTAAAGGATTAAAAAGTCGTGCGCCAAAAGATGTTAATACAAATGAGTATTGGGAATTAGAACAATCTGATTATGAAGAAATGATGGAGTATGCCAAGATTATATTACCTGTTGTATTACAGCAATATTTAAAATCTATCGACTATGACGGAGTTGCAGACATTAAACGACCACATTCTGTCATGTATGACGTATTTGAATTAGCCAGCGCAATGTGGTCAGCTCGTCAAGATGAGCTAGATGAATATGATAACAAAAGAAAGGCAGTAGCATGAGTGATTTAAAACCTTTTCTTGTGCGCTTAACACCACAAAGTGTTGAACTGCTAACACAAGCAGCTAAGCGTGAAGAGAAAACAAAAGCAAGTTTGATTAACGATGCAATTAAGTATTATCTCAGTCGAGATGTCAATGCAAGATTGGATCGATTAAAGTGAAACCTACACTAAGATATGAATTGCCGTATCCGCCCAGTGTCAATAATTATTGGCATGCAACGGGAAAGCGAAGATATATCTCTCCCGCTGGGAAAAAATTTACCGAGGAAGTGTTTGCCATTGTGAAGTCACAAGGCTATAAAGGCTTCGGTGATGTTTCTCTAGGGATTAGTGTTATGATACATCCTAGATCAAAGCGTAAGTTTGATTTAGATAACACACTAAAAGCAATATTAGATGCACTCATGAAGGCTAACGTGTATGATGACGATAGTCAATTTGAATACATTGAGATTGCTAGAGGTGAAGCAAGGGATGGTGGCGCAGCTGTCGTCCATATTTATGAATTAGAAAAGGAAGAAGAATAATGGCACAAGATAGTGGTTTTCAAGAAAAGCAAGGGGAAGTATATTGCAATATAAATCAAAACAAGAAAGAGGATTGGCATCCTGACTACACCAGTCAAATTACCTTACCTGACGGCCAACGATATTATATCGATGTATGGGACGGCATTGGGAAGAATAGCGGTCAACCATATCGACGAGTACGAATTGGTAATCCTGTTACGGGTGGCAGTGCCGGGACACAAGCACCAGTACAAAATACGCAGTCAGCGCATCAGGCTGTGTCCTCAGATCAGTTAAATGAATTAGAAGACGACTTACCTTTCTAATGACTGAGAAGAAAGTTAAAAACAAAAGTAAACCGATTCCAAGTCTAGCTGGGTATGGTGGTGTCAGAGCCTTGCAAAAGAACTTGGAGCGGTCTACGACCTTAGCTGCAAACAGAGAGGCTGTATCTTACAGTCTTCTCAGTATTGCCAATACAAAACCAACAGACATTATGGAGTGGGATAGTGAAGGTAACATCAAGGTCAAGGCAAGCAAAGATATTCCTGAGCATGCATTACAAGCTATCAAGAGTATTAAGACTGTTACCAAGACCGATAAGGAAGGCAATAGTTATACAACTATTGATATTGAGCTTTGGGATAAGGTGGGTGTTTTAAGAATCCTAGCAAAAGCATCAGGCTTATTAGATACTCCTGACGAATCAGATCGACCATCTGTGATTGGCATTAACGTAAAAGCACCGGAGACAACAACATATTATGAAGAAACTGATGACAGAGAACAGGAAGAAGTACCTACAGATCCTCGAGGAAGTGAAGATGAAGAGCAATAACAAAAATCGTCAAACAGATTGGATTAATAAAGTTTTAGCAAACAGAGACAAACACTTTGACATTGTGGTAAAATTTGCAGAAGAAGCAAAAAAAAGATTAGGAATAAAAGATGAGTGACCCAAAAGATGTCCAAGTTGGTGGCGACCATTATAAGCGACATGCCATTCAACCTATAGACATTATGCAAGAGTATTTATCAGACGAGGCTTATGAAGGATTCTTGAATGGTAATATTATAAAGTATGCACTACGCTGGAAAGACAAGGGGGGTGTTGAGGACTTGCGGAAGTTACAACATTATGTTGCTTTTTTAGTGAAACACATGGAGACTAAAGATGGAACTTAAAGCAATGATTGAGCAGTTGCGTGAAGAGTTCGCTATGGCACATCTGAATAATTCAAGAGTCATGGAAATTATTGATGCGCTATGGAAAGAGAATCAAGAACTAAAACGCTTGGCTACAATGAAGTTCAAAGATATTGATGACGAAGAATGAGTAATAAAAAAGAACGCAGTAAAAAAAGCCTAGCGGGTCCAGGCATTGATCTTGACTTCAGTGGCGCACTGACAACCTATAAGTTTCTACAAAGCAATGCTTTTGTCAGAGGCTTGATGGGTCCTGTAGGTTCGGGGAAGTCCTACGCGTGTGCTGCTGAAATCATGATGCGAGCCGTTAGACAGAAGCCATCCCCGATTGATGGCATTCGCTATACCAGATTTGTTATTGTCAGAAACTCTTATCCAGAACTTAAAACGACAACCATTAAGACATGGCAAGAGTTATTTCCTGAAAACACTTTTGGTCCGATGTTATACACACCTCCGATTACACATCACATACGCCTTCCCTCCCGAGGTGATGCTGCTGGCATCGATTGTGAAGTGATCTTTTTAGCATTGGACCAACCTAAAGACGTACGTAAACTATTATCATTAGAACTAACAGGAGCATGGGTCAATGAAGCACGAGAACTTCCAAAAGCTGTTATTGATGGTCTTACTCATCGGGTTGGTCGCTATCCTACACAACGGGATGGTGGACCGACTTGGCATGGAGTTTGGATGGATACTAACCCAATGGATGACGACCATTGGTGGTTCCGCTTAAGTCAAAAAGAACCGATCACAGGTAAGTATGGATGGGACTTCTTTCAACAACCCGGTGGAGTCGTAGAAGTATCCCCTGAAGATTTACCTGACCTTCCAGAAGCAAACGATCACATCTTTGCGGGTGGTCGTTGGTGGAAGATAAATCCTAAAGCAGAAAATGTACGTAACTTACCGGGTGGATATTATAATCAGATGCTAGGTGGTAAAAACTTAGATTGGATACGTTGTTATGCTGAAGGTAAATTTACATACGTCCAAGAAGGACGACCCGTATGGCCAGAATATGATGACCAGTTAATGAGTTCATCAGACGTGGAATACGATCCAATGTTACCATTGCACATAGGATTAGACTTCGGTTTAACACCAGCAGCCGCAATCGGGCAACGATTAGCTAATGGCCGTTGGATTATTCTGCATGAGATTGTCACAGAAGATATGGGTCTGGAAAGATTTGGTCAACAGTTACTCGCTGAGATCAATGCACGTTATCCAAAAGCACAAGTGATGGTGTGGGGAGATCCAGCCGGTATGCAACGTGATGCGATCTATGAAGTGACTGCATTTGATTACTTACGCACTTTAGGCTTACGCGCACAACCGACAGCATCAAATAACTTTAAAGTACGACGTGAAGGTGCAGCAGCTCCGATGCAACGATTGATTAATGGTAAACCAGGACTCATGGTACATACATCTTGTAAGCGTATTCGTAAGTCTTTATCAGGGGGTTATCATTTTAAACGAGTGGCTGTTGGGGCTGGGCAAGAGCGATTTAAAGACAGTCCAAATAAAAACGAACACTCACACATTGGTGACGCATTTGGTTATTTGCTTTTAGGTGGTGGAGAACATAAGCGAATGACCAAGTCAGCGTTATCACAGAACACATTAATATCACAAACAGTCGTTAATACAGATTTCGATGTCTTTCATCAGTAGGGATGTGCTGAATCAATACATGCCTAAAGTGAAGAACGGTGGGTATGTGCCATTCAATCCTCTACATTTAAA